AACGCATGTATGTTACCACGGCGCGAGTCTCGTTGTCAAGGGATTACCCACCCGGAGGCCAGCTACAGACTTAAACTCAATCGCGTTAACCATTTACTTCATTCTCGCGCTAGTTCTCTTCTCTAATCGCCTGCTATTGCGATATTCTAACGGAGTGCGATCCTCTTTCTAATCGCCTTTCCAGTTCGCATCTATTCTCTTGCCGATGTGTTGCCGATTTCCGGCCAGTTCTCTTTCGCTCGCGGCATCGCCTGGTAGCTTCTCGCCTGTCTGCTATCCTCTTATATGGCATTGCAGCGCGATTGTAGGCACATCGGCGCGTATTTGGCAAGGCATCGGCGCGAGTGTTTATAGATTGAGCACTAGTACTCTCAATTTTGCCTTAGTACTCGTTTTTAACTTGACAACAGTACTCCACTAGGCGCATTGTCGCCTTGTCAGACTGATTATCTGACTAGACTCTCAGGAGAAAACAAACCATGAAACGTCAAACGATTCGCCTTGCCGATGGATACAACGGGGATACCGTGCTTTTGTTCGCTGATCCTATCGAAGTAGAAGGGCATCTAGTCAAGTTGCAAGTTGCTGAACCGGGTCGCGGCCATCTTTTCCGCTGGGCATCTAAAGAGGAATTGAAGAATGCGCGCCAAAAGGCAACACGGGAACGCGCTAACAAGATTCGCCGCGAACGAGATCAGGTTATGCGCGATATGGGGTTGAAACGTGTTCGTGGCGCGTTGGGCGGAGTCTACTGGGAATAGATTGTCCTGCTAGTTTGCCGTGCTACGGTACGGCAAGCGCGGTACAAACTAAACTCGGGTCTGATTAACCTGAGAAACGGAGAAAAGGCAATGGAACAAAGAGAAACATGCGGTTATAAAGGGCATTACTGTATGCCCGGAAGCGTACGCTTCATTTCTCGCTATCGTTTGGTAAATGATTACTGCGTAGGCGGGAAGAGGGTTTCAGTAAATGACAACGGCGAAGTGTCCGCGAATGCGACAAACGAAGATTTGCAAGCCATTCTCGCGTTTGAGTGTGCAAAGTATGAAGCATACGTCAAGGAACACAATCAAGGGCAATTTGCTGATCTCCCATTGCAACCATTCGATTGTGGGATAGTTAACACGCGCATTTGCGTGCTTGACTATGAGAGGGGGATATAAATGTCTCTCTTTCCTACTCCACAAAGCACGCTAGACTTTCCGCAACCTTTGAGCGAAAAATACCGGCCACGCGCCATTGCCGATTTTATCGGCTTGGAAAAGCAAAAAAAAATACTCTCAGGATTCGCCCGTGCTCCTAAAAATGGCGCATGGATATTCTATGGTCCCTCTGGCGTAGGCAAGTCTACAATGGCAATGGCACTCTGCGATGCTATCGGTGGAGAATTGCACCTAATTCCCTCACAAAAAGCGAACATTCAAACGCTAGAGGATACGATTAGAATGTGCTGGTACGTTCCCAAAAATGGCACGTTCCACGTAGTTCTCTGCGATGAACTAGACCAATGCTCGAACGCTTTCCAGCTTGCGCTATTGAGCAAACTAGACTCCACGGATCGCGTGCCTAACACAATTTGGATCTTCACATCAAATTGGACCAATGAGGAACTGCAAGCCAAGTTAGAAAAGCGTTTCCTCTCTAGGTGTTGGATGCTCGAGTTTTCCAGCTACGGTATGCGTAGCGAAATAGCTGGCCTACTGGCCGATGTATGGCAAAAGGAAACCGGCAAACCTGGCGAATTGAACTGGGAGCGAATTGCAAAAGATTCTGGTACTAACGTGCGAGCAGCACTCTCCGCACTAGAACTAGAACTGTTAGCGAATTGAGCAAGTTTTTACGGTACTGGGTCTTGACACACGCTGGCCACTGGCGAATAGTGGCAAACACAGCGGGCGACCTGATTAGTCGCTCCGACAAAGGAGAAAAACGAATGACAAACACTCTCACAGAATACAAAGCGTTAGTGGATGCAGCTCGCGTGATCGAGCAGATTAAAATAGCGATCTCCCGCGAAGATGGAGCAGGTTACATTTCGCCGGCGTGGTCTAAACTGCATCGCGTCCAAAAGCACATTACCGAGCAGGCAGCCCTTCTGCTGAATCCGGCAGAACCGAAGTGACTGTCCTGCCCGGTTCGCCTTGAGTGAGAGGCAAGGCGAGCGCAGTACAGACACCACGCGCCAGCGTGATTAACTGGCGAGAAGGAGAACAGTTATGACGCTTAAAAGGCAGTTGAAAGCTCTTGGCGCTTGCACGGATGCGGTGGAGTGGGTCGCTGACCGCGATCTGCTCACCGCTTGGGCAGAGTGCGAACGCGGCGATTGGATGCTTTGGCTTGTAGGTCGAATGCAGGGAAAAGAAGGCTGGCCAAATCGCCAAGCGATTGTGTTGGTCGCGTGCGATTGCGCCGAACTCGTTTTGCCGATCTACGAGAAACGTTATCCCAACGATGACCGCGTGCGAAACTGTATCGCCGTAACACGTCAATGGGCCTCTGGCGAGGCGTCCATTGACGACGTAAGAACCGCTAGGAATGCTGCTGCTTATGCTGCTGCTACTGCTGCTGCTGCTGATGATGCTGCTGCTTATGCTGCTGCTTATGCTGCTTATGCTGCTGCTGCTGCTGCTGCTGATGATGCTTATGCTGCTTATGCTGCTTATGCTGCTGCTGCTGCTGCTGCTGATGATGCTTATGCTGCTTATGCTGCTTATGCTGCTGCTGCTGCTCGGCTCCGCACTTGGAAACAATGCGCGGATATTTGCCGTAATCGCCTGACCATCCCTGATTCGGTCAAGGTGGGCGCATGAGGCAAGTTGCTTGGCGTGTGGGAGTCGTTCTGCTGGCTGGTAAAAAGGAGAACAGTTATGACGCTTAAAAGGCAGTTGAAAGCTCTTGGCGCTTGCACGGATGCGGTGGAGTGGGTCGCTGACCGCGATCTGCTCACCGCTTGGGCAGAGTGCGAACGCGGCGATTGGATGCTTTGGCTTGTAGGTCGAATGCAGGGAAAAGAAGGCTGGCCAAATCGCCAAGCGATTGTGTTGGTCGCGTGCGATTGCGCCGAACTCGTTTTGCCGATCTACGAGAAACGTTATCCCAACGATGACCGCGTGCGAAACTGTATCGCCGTAACACGTCAATGGGCCTCTGGCGAGGCGTCCATTGACGACGTAAGAACCGCTAGGAATGCTGCTGCTTATGCTGCTGCTACTGCTGCTGCTGCTGATGATGCTGCTGCTTATGCTGCTGCTTATGCTGCTTATGCTGCTGCTGCTGCTGCTGCTGATGATGCTTATGCTGCTTATGCTGCTTATGCTGCTGCTGCTGCTGCTGCTGATGATGCTTATGCTGCTTATGCTGCTTATGCTGCTGCTGCTGCTCGGCTCCGCACTTGGAAACAATGCGCGGATATTTGCCGTAATCGCCTGACCATCCCTGATTCGGTCAAGGTGGGCGCATGAGGCAAGTTGCTTGGCGTGTGGGAGTCGTTCTGCTGGCTGTCGTCCTTGCTACGTTAGCAGGGGCGGCAGCTGGCGCGGTGATCGCTGAATCTTTGAAAGCATGGAGGGATTGAACATGAAGCAAGAGTATGATGCACTGATGACCGCTGCAAAGGATCTCGCACGAATCGAGCGGATACTGTCCGATGAAGATGGGCCGCTTGTTTCTTCCCCAGCGTGGCGCAAGGTGAACCACGCAAAAGCCTATGTTGTAACGATGGCTGAAAACCTGCTCAAGGAGGAAATTGCGCCGTGCCAAGCCTAAACCATCCATCACGAATTGACGTTGACGAAGCTCTCCGCGCACTTGAACGCGAAGAGGAAGCACGCGCCGAAGCGGTTCGCCAGTTCTACTTGCGCCACCGCACAGCGCGGGAACTGTGGCAGGAGTTCCCACTGTGGAAGCGTTTGCTATTCTCTGCTATCGGCGGGTTTGTTTTCGCCGGCATCTTCGTTGCCCTGATTCTGTGGGGTATTGACGCAGCACTCAAAAGTTTGGGACAGTAAGCACAAAAAAAGGAGAAACGGAAATGGCGACCATGACAGGCAAGAAAGCACGTAGGACTGGCGGCAATCGTTACGCATGCAAAAAAACGAACCGCCACACTAATCCCGTGAAAGCTGCTCGCTGGCAAGCTCAGCAGCGGGATACGAAGAAATTCTCAGACAAAACAAAAGAAAAATACGGACTCTAACGATCTTCGCGGCCTCTCTGCTACCCGTCCTGGGTGGCTCTCCGGGCTGCAAGCCTTCGGCCTAATCAACCGTCACGCGCCAGTAGGCAAGCTGGCGCACTTTTCGCGTTTGGGAGGCTCTAGGACATGCTCAGTTTACTTTTGGCTCTGGTAGGTCTTGCGAACGCCTTCCGCGTGCTGTGGCTGGAAGCCAAGCGGCCTAGCGATGATGCTGTGTGGGATGCCTGCTTGCTACGCTCAAAATAGCTTAGGGTTTTGTTTCTCGCGTGTTTGCCGTTCTTCTTCTTCGATGCCCTTCTTGATCCGTTCGAATTCGTTTTGCAGTTCTAGCCGCTTGATACACTCCAAGCATGGGCCGCGCCTTCCGCCGTCTACGCGGTGCTGCGTGTCCTTGCCGCAGCGTTTGCAGTAGACGGTACACTCTAGCGTGTTCCGAGTGTAGTGCTCGGGCATGGCTCACCTTGCGTCGAAACTCCGCTCATCCCCGCAGATGCTCCACAACGCTTCCACGTTAAAGTGTGGGCCGAACACTGCGCGGTCTTTATAGCGGAACCATTCCCGCGTCCGATGCTCCATGCTTGTCATCGCGCATTTGAAAACCGTCTGCACGATCTCGCTGTGCGTCATTTGTGGAGATAGAAACCATCGACGCGTGGATTGCAACTCTGGCTTGCCTGTCACCGTGTCTTTTTCCAAGTAGTGAGCCTGCAAGTAAATCTCGCCGCGCCCGTCCACGAATACCTCGAACTTGTATTCGCCAAACTTGCACAGAGCGACAACGTCCTGCATCTGTTCTGCGTTCATCGGTACGTCTCCACGATCTGCTCAATGGTCTGAGCAAGCCAGCGAGCAGCGTTAACCTGCGCGGCTGTCGGATGCGCTGGCGCAAGCGTGCGCTTTAGGTGCTGGGCGAGCACGTCAATGGTTTGCAGTTCTAGCGTGAGATTTTTTAACCGCTTTTCCGCGTCGCTCATGTGTGCGCTTCTCCCTCTCGGATCTTCTGCCTAGCTTGAAAACCTTTGCCCGAGTCCTGCACGGTATCTCTCTGATAAACGCGCAAGCAGGGCAGCGTGGCCCATCAAAGTACACAGGCGCGGGATGCTGGCGGCAGCATCTAGGCTTGCACGTTTCTGACGGGGATAATTTTGTTCCGATTAGCTTCGTGAATTTCCCGGCAGAGATACAGCGAACAAGCTGGGCAATCGCAGCGTCGTCCGCCTTTGGACTTTGAATTGTGGTGCCACTCGCCCTTTGGTGCGCCTTCGCCGTTCCATGAGATAGCGTGCGGTTCGACGCAGCCTTGACACGTCGCCGGCTTGAGATCAACAACGCTACTCGGGTCCGACTCATCTAGCCAGTCAGCCTCTCCGCCTGCGTTACGGTACACCTGCAAGCGCATCCGCGTCTTGTCCAGAATGCCTTCCACGAAAATGTACTCGTGCCCATCCCTACGATTCACCGTTCGCGTTTCTTTCTTCTTTTTTCGCTCTGGCTTCGGGAACATCAGTGGCACGTTGCACCTCTTCCGGCTCATCGCCAAACTTTAGATTGAAGATCAGCACCATCGCGTACTTGCGCGAGCCAGTCAGTGAGCGGTAGATACCTTTTCCCGCTTCATCCGAGCCAGCGCCAGGCACGCGGTATACTTTCGTCTCTCCGCTATCCACGTCGGTCAACGTCCACTCGACCAGCGTTTCTGTCACAGCGCCAAACTTGCTCACATGCGTAATCGGCTCTTTGGGTACGCTGCCCTGCAAAATGAGCTTGTACCGCTTTAGCAGTGGGTTCACCACGTCCAACACGTCCTCGATCTTGACGTAGGAATATAGCGGCTTGTTTGGGTCGCTGGACTCGCCTACGCCCTTGCGCTCAATCGTGGAGCACTTTTGCGTGATGGCGAATATCTTCTGGCTAAGCGTGAGTTTCATTTCTGGCGGTCCTCTGCCTCTCCTATGCTCATCGTTTCCTGAAACTCTTCCATTTCCGTTCGCGTGAGCAGGCGACCGTGGTACTTGTGATCTTGCGGAACTTCGCTGCCAGAACATTCGATGATGGCGATTTCCTTGATAGGCACGGGCGGCAGGTCTTTAATAACCCAGCACCGCAAATCCGGTCTGAGAAATTCGTTGCGGCCACTCTGTAGATACATTGTCCCAAGATGTCCGCTAGGCTCACCGACTACGCTCAAGCAGAGCCACTTGGGTTTAGGGATTACGACGAGCTTTGGCATGTACATTTCTCCGTTTCTTGATTGCACGTAAGGCAGAACCTCACGCCGTTCTCCACGCCTACCGTGAACGGCTCCGGCGCTGGCTTGTAGGCTGTGCGTAGCTGCCACTGCGGGAGCCAACGGCAGCGGGAACTAGGCCGCTTGGACTTCACGCGGCCAACGCATACCCACTTCTTGCGCGGGAACAGACTTCCCATCGCGTTGCCGATGTTCAACTCGCGTCCCTGGTGGACCTTGAACGCCTCGCGTACATCGTCGGCGGTGATTGTGCCTTGAAAGCCAGCGATGAACTCCGCGATCTGCTGCGCACGCAGCAAGTCTACCTTGTGGTGTGAGGCTGCGGATTCGATGCCCTGCAATTTAAGTTGCGTTCCCGTGCTCACGGTTCCACCACCTTTGCAAAATCCTGCTTGGGAAAGAACCAGTCGTCTTTAACGATATGGCCTATGCCCTCGACCCCTGAATGTGATGCCTTCACTCGGATGGTTTTTCCGGGCAACTGATTCCACTCGCTCACGCCAGCAATCTCCATCACGCGCCAAATGAAATGGCCAGCAACGGATTCCAGTTTGTGATGCGTGAAGGACTTCGGCAAATAGAGGCAGTAGCCGCCAAAGCCCTGTCCAGAGCCACCGTAATCAAGGAATAGCCACGCTGAAAGTAGCCCGTGGTCCTCATTGGTAAGTTTCACCGATTCGATAACCGCGTTTCTGATTGTGGCTTCGCTCACGGTCAGTTCTCCGGGGAAGTCTCATGGACTCGCGTGCAGGCCGCTTCCCAGTGGTCCATGCAGCGTTTCAGGTGCGCTTCGGCCTGCTGGACTAGCTCGTAGGCTTTGCGCTCTTGCGCTACCGCGCCAACGTGTTCAATGGCGCGGGACTCGCGTGCGGCAGCGATCCGAGCATCCCAGTTTTCTAGCACCCTTTCCATCGGCTCACCTGCTACGGATGGGTGCTCTTTGGTGAGGCCCAGCAGGTATTCGTTAACGTCGAATCCCTTGATTAGCGCCTTTTCCACTTCCTCATCGAACCGTTCCATGTGCCACCTCCACGCGGGATAGTGGCACAAAGTAGAAAGCGTGTCAAGCAAAATTTCACTTGACAACGCCATGCCGTGTGGTAATGTGTGCCCATGAAACGTCAAGCGCGTATGGAGATCAAGCGGCTGAAAGCTGGTTTATGCGCGAAATGCGGAAAAGTCAAGCGCCGTCCGGGTCGCCGCCACTGCGAAGCGTGCGCGGTAAAAGTGTCCAATGCAGCACTGGCGCGGTACTACGAAAAGAAGGCCGACCAATGTGGGTAAGGCACAATCACACTCGGGTCGGTTGGATGTCTCCGACGTATCGCAGTTGGGTATCAATGCGGTCGCGGTGCCAAAACCCAAGCGCACCTGGTTACAAGGAGTGGTATGGCGGCAAGGGAATAAAGGTTTGTAAGCGTTGGAATGACTTCGTTAACTTCCTTGCGGACATGGGCGTGCGACCTGCGGGACACACGCTAGATCGGATAAACAGCAAAGGAAACTACACGCCCAAGAACTGTCGCTGGGCAACCCCTAAAGTTCAATCTATGGTCAACATCAAGACTCGCTGTATCCGGGGGCATTATTTTGCAAAGACTGAATATTGGAATCGTCGAGGAGATAGGTGCTGTAAGCTCTGTGTGCGCATCAGAAATCGGAAATGGGCAAAGAAACGTGCCAAAAAGAGATAAAAGAAGCGAGGCACAAGTGTTGCTGGGTATTCATCTACGGGAACTGTCCAAGTCTTTGCGCATTGAGTACGAGGTCGAGTTTAATCCTGACCGAAAGTGGAGAGCCGATGTCTACCTGCCCGACCTACGCATTCTTATTGAGGCAGATGGTGGCGTCAGGCCGGGAGGCAAAGGGCACAAGCGAGGCGCAGCCTTGGAAGATGACTACGTTAAGCAGAATACCGCACAGATGCAAGGTTTTAGGCTGCTACGCTTCTCTAACGGGCAGATCGAGCGGGGAGAGGCCAAAGAGTTTCTGCGTAGGTGGGGAGTCGGACGCTGATGCCCTACAAGGACCCAGCGAAGGCGCGGGAAAACTTGATGCTGCGGAGTCGTGCATTCCGCGAACGCAAGGCGTGGGCGTTGGTCGGCAGGTGGGAAAAGGGCCTAGAGGGGCTTGGCGAATTGAGTATCGTTACCGATGGGCACATGGAGTCACCGATCTTTACTTGGGTGCCTCCGCGTGGCAAGCGAAGGAAGGAATCTTTGAGCGAGCCACTGCCGAAGTGGTGAGGGGGTGAGCGAAATGGGACACACAGCGGGACCAGTGAGAGCACTTACGCAGGAATATGTTTTGGCTTTGGAGGCCGAGCGTGACCGGCTGCGGGAGAGCAACAAGAGCTTAGCTGCCGATTTGCAATTCGAGCGGCAAAGCTATGAAAACTTGAAAGCGCAAATGGTTGCCACACTCGAATACATTGTCGCGCATCCACCTTCTGGTGAGTGGCTAGCAGGGCTGAACGAAGTACGCGAGGCTGCCGCCACGAGCGGGGGAGCGCAGGAGGGAAAATGAGCATCGGTCAACCACAGGGAATGTTACTAAACGAGTTCGGTATGCGCCTATGGGACGCCTTTGGCGAGTGCGCCTATCACGTAGGCTCTTCACTTACCACGGAGAAAACAACTCACTGGCGCGATGTGGACGTGCGACTCATGCTGGACGATGAGGTGTGGGAAGCGATGCAATTAGGCAACCCCGCGAATCCTCACAGCAATGCGAAGTGGAGAGCGTTGTGCATCGTGTTTTCGGATTACGGGCGACACCTGACAGGTCTTCCGATTGACTTTCAGCTACAGCAGCGAACTCACGCAAATGCGAATTACTCGCCTTCCGGGAAAAATGGCAAGCCAAGGTGCCAGCGTTCGGCGTTGATAACAGTGAATACGGAGCATGTCAGCGGGGGAGCGCAGGAGGGAGCAAGCGATGTGTAACTTCATGGGCCAGGATTTTGGAGCGCAGTATCCTGATTCTGTTTGTATTGATGGCTATTTGTGGGATGCGGATTCTGGTGATGCAGACCCGAGTGGCGATGGCTGGCTTTACACAGTTGGCGGAGAAATACCCTGCCCATCCTGCAACACCAAAGAAGCGGCGAGGTATTCAGGAAAGACGCAGAAAAAAGTTCGTGAGTATGTTGCGGCGATGAAGGCGAAGTGGGGAACGTTTGGAAATCCGGCATCAGGTGTGAGCGTAGGCGCGCAGGGGCAGGAAGGGGCGAGCAAGTGAAAACGAAAGTGAGAATCGCTCCGACTGAGCAGTGGTGCAAGTTTCACGCGAAGCACTTAAGTGATGCAAGGAAGCGTGCGATTTGCCTAAGCATTGTCGGCCTGCAAGTTGAGATTGAGACGAGCACCATGCGCAACTCAGTTACGCCGGAATGCTTGGGACGCATTTGGAGCGAGACGGAAGCCACCAGAAAACTCTTGCAGTCAAAGGGCTGCTCGCCGGATGGCAACGGAATTTGCGAGCACATGCTGGAGATGGACTAGCTGCGCGGAGAGGAGCACTGATGCGAACGCTGGGCGAGACGATTAAAAGCTGGTTGAGCATTGCGAACGACGCGGAGCCAGCAGATGAGTGCAAGTCACTGGAAGTGGCTCACGGGTGCGGAGCAAGCCCTCACGAAAGCTGGCTTGGCTTCGTCGGATGTCTACTACTTTCCTGCCTCCTCGCTGCCACGGTGCTTACTTTCGTTGAGCGAGACTGGCAGCGGAAGGAGCCGCCACGGTGAACGAATTTGGCCCTAGCTTTTCAATTCCCGAGTAGTAAAATCTCACACAAAGGAGAATCACGAACATGAAGGTAAATTGGAAGAAGTTTGCGGTTGTATTCCTGCTGTGCAACGCCCTGTTTTTGCTGAGTGGGTGCACGGCTACTTGGATCGGCGCGGTTCAGGCTCTCATGCCGGCCATTCAAGCGGCTATCTCTGCGGTGTTCGCGTTCATTGCTGCGCTTTCCGGCAAGACGATTCCGCCAAGCGTGCAAATGGCCATCCAGAAGATCGAGGCTGACGTCAGCGCATCCCTTAGCACGCTTTCCAGCCTAATCTCTGCCCTTAGCCAGAACGCAAGTGCCACGGTGTTGCAGCAGATCCAGACGGCATTTCAGTTCATCACCACGAACCTCAACAGCATCCTGCAAGGTTTGAGTATCAGTGATTCCGCAACCATCGCCAAGATTACGAACCTAGTCGGGCTGGCGATTGCAGCTATCGAAGCAGTCCTGGCGCTACTCCCGCTGGCCGCGAAAGCGGACCTGCTGAGCGACGAAGAGAAGTTGCATGCAGATAAGGCAGCCACCACAAACATCAAGGCTACGCACAAGGCGATCCGCGAAGCCTACCACGTCACCGTAACCACGCCGACGAGCAACGCAGTTGTGAACGAGGCGCTGGCGGCGCTACCCCAGCAACTTCCATGAACCAGTTCACTCACGTAACGCATGGCCCTGTAAAGCTAGGTAGAAAGCGCGGATTCAAGTTCGCATTTTCCATTGGCCATTACATGACGGGAGCCGTGATTGCGCCAACAAAAGTGGCGTGGGAGCGGTCAATCGCTTGGCTAATGCTGGTGAATGACCGACTTGGTTGCTGCGTGATTGCGTGGATGTTCCACTACATTATGGCGTGGAAGTCCGTAGCCCATGCTGGCGACCCAACGCCTACTTTCACCGACGACCAAATCATCGCGGTCTACTCGGCCATCACCGGCTACAACCCGAGTGATCCGAATACTGACCAAGGCACAGACCCAGACGCGGCACTCGCCTACTGGAAGTCCACAGGATTGTACGGCGACAAAATCGCTGGCTACGTAAACCTTGACATCACGGACATTGAGCAAATCAAGTGGGCTATCGCCACATTCGGCGGCATCGGGCTTTCGTTCGATGTTCCCGCCTACATCATGCAAGTTCCCGCTGGCGAATCATGGAGCGAGCCTCCGGAAGCAGATACTTCCATCCTTGGTGGCCATCAGGTGCTTGTGATCGGCTACGGGGCTTTGGGCTTCACAGTGGTATCGTGGGGCGCAATCTACCACGCAAACTGGGCGTTCTGGCAGAAGTATGCTGTAGCGGCTCAGGTTGCGGTATCAACGGACTGGATAAAACAGAGTGGCACAGCGCCTAGCGGCCTCGACGTAACGACTCTCTTGGCGGACTTGCAGCAGGTGTGACGATGCTTTCGTAAATTCTCAAGAAAGGAGGTTTGTAACGGGGGGAGGGGCCGTTTCTCCTTGCGGTGATAGCGGCCCCTACTTAAATTTTCCATGAAGCCTTACTACCAACACGCTGGCATCACGATCTACCACGGGGATTGCAGGGAAGTGCTGCCCAGCCTCGAGGTTGCCGATTTGCTGCTTACCGACCCGCCCTATGGGATTGACCGCGCCAATGGAATGGGCAGTCAGGGGTATGACGGTTTTGGAAATGGCATCAAGCGTCAGCCTCGAGTATACGAAGGCGAATGGGACAAAGTACGGCCCGATGCGTCGACGCTGGATCTTTGCAGGAATCGCGGCGTGAGCGTGATTGTTTGGGGCGGAAATTATTTCTCCGATGCGCTGCCGCAGAAAAACAAGTGGCTGGTATGGGATAAGTGCCAAACGATGCCGTCATTTAGTGATGCAGAACTGGCATGGACCAATCTGGGCGGGACGTCGGTAAAGATGTTTCGCTATAACGGCTCTGGCCTTATGGCAGAGGAGCAAGAACGCTGGCACCCCACACAGAAGCCTGTCGCGCTGATGAAATGGTGTATTCAGCAGATGCGGGGCGATGACATTTGCCTCGAGGTCCTCGACCCCTTCATGGGCAGCGGCACAACGCTGCGAGCGGCTAAAGATTTAGGGCGCCAGGCCATCGGCATAGAAATCGAAGAGAAGTATTGCGAGATCGCAGCCAAGCGGCTCAGCCAAGAGGTTTTGGAGTTCAAGTGATGTTCACCTACATCCAACTCACCGGAGAACTTCTGGACCCCACGGGTAAGCTACTGGCGCAAGGCTATTCAGGTCTGGGTATCGCTAAGAACGACCCTGCCGCGCAAATGCTCCCCAATCAAGGACCCATCCCGTGCGGCAAATACCTCATCCTCCAGCCTGAGAACTCGCCTACGCATGGCCCCTACGCAATACCGCTGTCGCCCTACGCATCAAACGAGATGTTTGGCAGGTCGGGCTTTATGATGCACGGAGACTCGCGGGAGCACCCCGGAGCGGCCTCAGAGGGTTGCATCATCATGCCGCGTGCTGTGCGGGAAGCAGTGTGGCAAAGTGGCGATCGAGAACTGCAAGTGTTGAGCGGCGTGGATGTGCCTACGACGACTTCGGACCTGGTAAGTATCCCCTCTGGACAAGTACAGCGAGGGGGTGAATAATGCCTTCTAGGGAGGACCTCTTTGTGTATCTGGCCTATATTGACGATTCCGAGACCCAGCGAAGGGGTAGTAACTTCGTGGTTCTGGCTGGCGTTCTTATTTCTGACTTGATTCTTTCTAAATTGGAAACTGTGATTGGCGCATCTATTCAATACTTATTGCCACCTGAAAAATGGGAGGATTTTGTTGAATTTAAAGCGTCAGATTTGTTCGGCTGTCATGGAGCATTTGAAGGAGTCGAGGAATTTAGGAGGCATGGAGTTATCAAAATATTATTGAACCAGCTTAGCGCTTTGAAGATTCCGGTTTTCTATGGTGCCGTGAGTAAGAAAGAGTGGGACGCCAAATATTTTTCGCACGGTTCGGCGAGCAAGGAAGACATTTGTTTTAGAAATTGTTTGCAGGGGGTCAAGGCATGGGTAAATACGCCTAAATTATTAAGCGGCTTTGAGGTTAATTCTTACACCGAACGATCTACGCTGGTTGTCATGGATGATTGCGAGGATAAGGGAAAAAGAAATCAGTCCAGAAAATCATTTCGTGAATTTCGCGTCCAACTTCGCCCACATAAGGTGGATTTGCAGAATCCTGACTTTTCCAATGTCGCATGGCATCTACATGATGATATGTACTTCGGAAGTTCCAGGGATTCCATCGGCTTACAATTAGCTGACCTATGCGCTTACTTCATTTCTCGGCATTTACAGAAATGGGATGATTCGGAACATTTTTACAAGCAGATAGAACCACATATTCTGTTCTCAAAGATTGAGCCAGAGGGGGTAGAATCAAGCAATGACGTCTCAAACCAGGAAGGCAAAACCACGCAATGAGAGCCGCAAGAAAATGCGGCCCTACACGCAGAGCGCATTCCACGCCCTGCTCAACAAGGCTATCAAGACGCCCTCTTCGAAGCCCTCTCCAAAATAGCCTTGAACTGCTGATTGCCTTTGTATCTCCGGTTATAGCGGAAGCAGAACTCATCCACGTAGCTCTGCAAGTATTTCTGGCCTACGGAGTGGTAGACTCCGCCGATTCCCCGCTTGAGCAAGCTGAAAAATCCCTCGACGCTATTGGTGTGAATGTCGCCGCGAACGTAAACGCGGGAGCGGTGATTAATTGTCCGATGCCGATACCGCTTGTCATGGCCCACTGTGTTGTAAGAGTTCAATTCGTCAGTGTAGACAGTGCTGCCGGGAACAACATGCTTGTCAATAGTCCCAACAAGGTTCTCGGCGGTGACGGCTGCAATCACTTTCGCAACCGCCATTCCCCGGCGCTGTACGACGGCGACGATCGGAGTCTTTTTGCGGTCGCCGCGCATCGGTCGGCCAGTTCCATACTTGCGAACGCCACCGTAGTAAGTTTCGTCTACCTCAACCGTCGGCCCCTCCAGTTGCAGGTCTCCATCGGAAAGAAGAGTACGGACCTGCCGGAAAATGCGCCAAGCGGTTTTGTAGGTGACGCCAGTTTCCCGCTGAATTTGTTTTGCGGAGATGCCACAACGAGTGGAACCCATCAAGTACATTGCATAGAACCAAGTCTTGAGCGGAGTTGTGGTCTTTTCAAAGATGGTCCCGGCCAACGGGTAGATATGATTACCGCAATGGTCACAGGCATAAGCGGTGCGGCCACTCACGCGGTAGTGCTTGCGTTCTTTGCGGCACTTCTCGCACTTGGTGACGCCATCGGGCCAGCGCTGCTCTTTGATGTATTCAAGGCAGGCTTCATCGTTCGGAAACTCTTCATTGAAGTCGGCCATTGTGTAACGCAGGTGCTTTGGGATGTGTTGCGGAACTCGCATATCAGCCTCACATCCAGAGAGTACCAAAGGAGCTTACTTGTTGTCAAGGGATAATTACCTCGGACCTTGATACGGGCGACCTGTAGACCTACTTGAAATTGGTGAACATCGTTTTGGGATAGCGCAGTTTGGATTCAGTCAGCGGCTCACCTGAACCCTTTTCCTCGTCATGGCTGTGAAGCGGATGCTCCTCCAGCGTGTAAATCAGGCGCTCCCATAGTGCTTTAGCTTCCTTCTTGTGCGCAGCCGCTTGGAGCCAGTTGGCCACAAGGACCGCTGCTATCGTGGCCGCTGAGACAATTACCGTATCCAGTGAAGGAATCTGCATCATGGGATACGTTGACCTGCCGGGGTGAAGAAGTGGTTATAGAGTCCCAAGAGAGCCTGCACGACGCTCAGCCCGCACATCACCCACGGCTGATACTTGGGTGGGACTGTGCCGGACGCCCAGTTGAGTACCTGCCCCAACGTCAAAAGCACTTGCCCTACAACATGCCAGTTGAACTTCATGCCTTTTCCTCCCTCATTGGATTGTCGTAGTCGTTGTTGCTGTCGTGCTCGAAATCGCTTTCGTTGGAACCGTGATGGAGCAGGCCGGTCCCGTGCAAGGCGTCCCACCGTTCACGCTGATGGACTGGATGCCGGTAGTTCCCCCAACACTTGCTACCTGCACGTAGGCCGATCCGTTCGCTGAAAACCATAGGCCATCCGAGGCAAAGCAGATTTGCGTGGTATTTGCTGTGACCGTGCAGGATGTGTGCGGCCCAGGATTTACGGCCCCTGAAATCTGCGAAGGGCTAGAAGTCGTAGTCTGCGCCCTGCCGATGAACACCCCGGCGAGAATTGCTGCAATCAAAAATATCGCTTTCTTCATTCGACAACCACCGTCCCTTCCACTTGAACTGTACCAAGAACTTTGTGAGAAATGCTAACACCTACTCCCGTACCGGAAAGCGTCGAGGTCTGCGGCGATGCTCCGTCGCCACCCGAATAGGAAATGCTGAGACTCGCCGATCGTGATCCCGCCGCGCCTGGCGTAAACGTCACATTCAGCGTACAAGTCGCCCCACCATTCGCCAGTGTGCCCGTGCAGGTATTGGAACTGATCGAGAAGTCTCCCGAGTTGGTCCCCGTGATCGTCGCCGAAAGGCTCGTCGCCGACGCGGAGGAGTTGTTCGTCAGCGTGAAAGTTGTGGGGCCGGAGTTGCCGCCTACGTTCACGGAGCCGAAATTGTACGAATAGGGAATTAGCGTGACAGAGCCGCCAGTGCTGGCACTATAGATGGATGCATCAAACTGCCGAACATCAGGATACAGCACCGAACCTGTGCAACTTACGCCGGGATTGATGGGCAGTGAATAAGTGAACTGTCCAGATGAGGCGTTGGAGGTCGTCATCAGGATTTCGTTGTCGGACCTGCCCGTGTATGACACGCCACTAGTGGGGATGCACGCGGAGTTTGCGCCGCTAAACCGGAAACCGCCCTCGAAGTAGTTGTTTGTCGGGAGGCCGCTAATGGTGATGGTTTCAACCCCACCAGCCCAGCTTGAGCCAGAGATGGAATAGGTGAACTGATAGTTTGTATCCACGGGAAGATTGGCATAAGCGACGCGAGCAGGGTTGTCGTAAGCGTGGCCATTCACGTAAGGTCCACCAGTAACATCGGGGCCAGCGTAGGGCCACGGTTGCGTGGTTGTTCCTGTGCAAGTCGGGAACGTGCTAAAGGACGTACATACTTTCCAGAATGGCGGCGGTGTGCCTGAATTGTGGAAGTATGACTTCGGCAATGTTTGGCTGCTGGGCACGGGATTCTGAAAGAAGCTGCTGCCGCCAACGTTTTTGACGGTGTTGACCATAATGGCCGTGCCGTTCGCTGGGGCGCTCTGGAACGTAACGCTCACTGCTCCTGTTGTGCAATTAATGGACCCGCTACTGCTTCCTGTTCCGCTCAGGCTGCCATTTAGTCCAGGGTCATTTACGGCCTGTGTTGGTTCAGCTACTACTGTTTCATTGCCGTAGATGCAGGGGAGTCCACCACTGGCAACCGTGCCACTGAATGATGTGGTGCTTCCATTACCCGTGCCGATTTGCGTCTGCGTCCCAGCATAGGCTGGCAGTGTCGAGGGAACCTCCGAACTCACGAAGCGGATACCGGAGTTTGCTGGCGTATCGCTTCCCTGCGTGATGTTCGTTACGTTGCCCCAGAACATGCTGGTAGGAGTGGCCAGCGTGTCCACTGGAGCGATTTCGCCGCCTGTCTGATTGACGCAGCCAAGCAAGTAGACGTAGTTAGTGTTGGGTGAGCAGCCCGTAGAAGTATCCGTGCGGTAGGTGCTGATTTTCGTGCTGGAACTCGTTGTCGGATTCCCGCAGACGTTGCCGATGAGGTTCTCGACACGTCCAGAAGCGAGGTCGAAACATCCCGGCCCAGTCGAGACATACGGCGGGTCGTAACCAACCTGATAGTTGCGAAACCACAGGTTCATGGTATGGATGGCGTGCGCCCCATCCTCATCAAAGCGAATCCCCTGATTGCCCTCATAGAGCAAATAGCGCCCGCCGACTACGTGATTGAATGAGCCTTCGTAGTAGGCCGTGTGCGTGTGGCTGAAATAGTTGTAGGCGATGACGTGCCCGGTCATGTGGCCAAAGCCTTCCCACTGGATGTGACCTTCCATGATGTTGTTGAAGTCCATGCTCAGGCCAGCGTGCTGCTGAATCTCGGAAATAACCGATTCGTGGTTGACGTTTGCCGGGGGCCAGTCGGGAACAATATAGTTGTTGCCAATGATGGAGTTCATCAGCACGTTGGCGTAGATGTTCTGCGTGACTGTGGAGCTTCCGCTGACCACGTTGTTGCCAATGATGCGATTGCCATAGATATAACAGCCGTAGCAGTTCTGAAATTCCAGTTGATGTCCAGCGGGAGAGAGCGTGGACTGGCTGAAATCCAGCGTGAAGCCGGTGATACCGTCGCCATACATCGCGTGGCCGAGTGTCGAAGGGGCGTACCATGTGATTTGAGGGCTATTCGCGGTTGACCAGGCAGAATCCACCAATGGAGGCGTGAAGGTAATAACGCAGTTTGTCGTGCAGTTCGATGGGCTGACATTTGTGACACGCACAACTTGAAGAATACCTCCAGCCCCACTGCTCAAGCCCTCACCGGGATAAATCTGGCAGATCACATTCTCACCGCAGTTGAAGTCCCCGCCGTTGTCGTAAGGGACGCCAGTCGTGCAACCGCTCCCACTTACGCCATTCGCGCACTGGCTGATTTCTGCAATCATCCCTACGCTGATTCCTGGACTTCCATTGGTGGCGATTGTGACTGTGGTAGAACCCTGCGCCGGAGTCGAAGTAATTGCCTGGCTGACGATGTTGTTGATAGCGCCAAACGTAATCTGACCGTCGCCTATCATCTGCATCGTGGCCTGCATCGGGCCGCTGCCGCGCAATTCCACATAGTTATTGCCCGTCCCAAAGGGATTGAACGATAGGTTGGAGTTTACGGTGAATGTCCCCGGCCCGATGAGCACGTAGCCTTTGCCACCGCCGCTACTACAATTATTGATGGCAGTTTGCACCGTTGCCACCGAGCTTGATGCCGGGAGCGTAGACCCGCATTGCGTGCGGACCGGAGGCGTGTAGCGGTCCACTGGCGTTTCCCCATTCGGATACGACGCGGGAAGTCCGTACTGCGAATAATCCACAGGGTCACGTGAGGGACAAAGCTGATTGGTCTGAAGCGTGCTCGTCAGTCCGAGCGTGCAACTCTGGCCGTAGCAGGTGGGAGCTACGAGCAGCAGAAGCAGAAGCAATTTTCTCAATTTGGCACCAGCGTCATGTAGGCTGAATAGCAATTCCCAATGTTCGTATTTGATCCAAATGATGCAGGCAGCGTGGCGCTTCCTTGAGTTGTACCGTACTTTGAGCCGCCACCGTATCCGGGGCAGCTTCCTGTGTTGTACTTTTCCGCGTTCGCGCTATCGCTAGTGATGAACCCTATCCAGTAAGTTATCCCATTAGTCAACGTGCCACATCCGCTTAACGAAAGCACATTAAAGCCAACCGAAGGCGAGCTGATAGTAGCTGATTGGCAGAGTAGTGTATTGGGATTCCCGCTGCTATCGGTATATACGCCGCATCTTCCCGCGTTTGAAGTTGCGACCGCATAGTAGGAACAGGACTGCACGGTGTAACCGGAAGGATCGGAGCCAGTCACGCAAGGAGTAGCAAAAGGAATGTCCGCGTTCCCACCGTCAGTATTTGATCCTGCCGTAGTCAAGCCACAGGTAACGGTGGTTACTCCGCTCCCACCACCAACAGAAGCCTTTCCGCCTAGTATTGCCTTTCCCCCAACTACTACGGGGTTTTGCGCATATCCAGAAAGCGGCGCGAGAACAAGGATCGCACTCGCCAGCCATACGGAAATTGTACGGTTCCAGTTCACAAGTTTCATGCTATTGCACCTTTGCTTTGAGTTCTTCGACTTGCCGCTTGAGTTCTTCTACCTGAGCCTGCTGCTGCTTCACAGCGTTCCAGAGCGTAGCAATAAGAGCGCGGTCAGATTTGATGGTTCGGTAATCCACTCCATCGTGATTTTCTGTTCCCACAATTTCCGGCATCACGCTTTGCAACTCTTCCGCGTTGAAACCAATTTGGGAATCATCTTGCAAGCCATAGATTAGGTTGTGGGCCAAGTCGTTCCACTTGAAAGTGATTGGCGTGACGGCATTGACTTCTTTTAGGCCGTATTTCAAAGTTCCTTCGATGTTTTTAAGTCGAGGATCAGAAGTGTTTGTGCAGGTGGTGACGAGTCCGTTGGTTGAGCCGAACGTGCTGTTGCATACCACTGCGGCAGTGATGCCTGCCGTTGCTCCCGTCCCGGCATAGTAATTGTTGGAGTAGACCTTTGAAAGGTAGTTTGTCGCATCGCCAATCGTCTGCGTGCCCACCGCTACTGGCTGCAACTCCCCTCCGGTGGTGAATGTGAATGTCGCTGCATCGTTCGGTTCCATGTAGATATTTCCCGAACCGCCAGCACTCAGGACCAAGTGGCTTGACCCGTTGATAACCCACATTCCGCAGAAAACGGTTGCGCCACAGGAGGAGAAACTGTATCCCGCCGTGGAATGCACTCCATCGTTCTGCGGCACTTGAATAACATTGCTGGAGACGATTGGGTTAGTGGCTGTCCCCGCAACTGCTGGCCAGGTGAGGGTTGCGGTTCCACTGGTTGAGCCTTGCCCGGTAATCACGCAGGCCGTTGTGGATGCTACGCCGCAGTTCAGCGCAGAGAAGCTAGGTGCCGTGCTGATGCTCTCCGTCACCGTTCCCGAAGAGTTTGACCATACAGGAACGCCGCTCGCTGCCGCCGAAGGCAGGGCAAGCGTATACGAAGTGACAGACGTAGGTGCCTGAATCGTGATGTTGGTTGTGCCAGCAGAGTTTGCAGTCCCTTGCGTGAGGACTAGTGCTCCAGCCGAAGAACCAGTCGTGGTCAGTGATTTGGCTGAAATTCCCGCGCTTCCTGCATAGGTCAGCGTGTTAGCCGTGGTTGCGCCGTCGTCAAGGTTGGAGTCGGAGGTTGGTGCTCCGCCCGCACCGCCGCCAAGCAGGACGTGGTTTGTCGCCAGCAAAGCAGACGAGGTAAGCGTTGTCGTGTTGCTGAAATATGGAATGCCGCCTGAGGTTGTTGTACCTGAGACGGTGATAGGGAAAGCAAAAGACCCGCTGCCGCACGAAGCCCATGATGCCACGCCGGATGAGTTTTCCTGCAAGCAGTTAGTCCCTGATGCGTTGCCTGCAAATTTTGTCCACGTAGTCCCGTTGCCTACCACAAGGTCGCCAGCCGCAGCGGAAGCCAGAAGGCTTTGCGCCACCACTCCCGCGCTGTTTGTCCACAGGTTGAGGCCCGTTCCCGCCGCCGTAGGCAGTTGGACTTCGTAAGCTGTCACCGAAGTAGGAGCTTCCAGCGTCACGGTGCTTGCTGTCGCGTGCCCTTGTGCCGTGCCCGCCGTAAACACGTCCGCGCCAGCGTTGGAGCCGCCTGTCACCGTCACCTCAGCGAACGATGCGCCCGCTGTATCCGAGCACGTGAAAGTGTTCGCCGTGGAGATGCCGCTGTCGCACGTTCCATTGACGATGGAGTTTGCGCCGTTCGCCTTTGCATAGTAGCCAGAGGTCAATGACGTTGACGTTGTGTTGCCACCACTTGTGCATCCTGATGTCGTCGCGCCGCCGTTCGCATCAGTGCAAAGGTTTGCTGCCGTCCCGCTCACCGTCCCGGCTGTCAGAAGTTTGGTGTCCGTTCCTTGCGTCCCTGTCTGGGCAGTCCCGCCGTTAAGGGTAAAACTAGTATTGGCCGTCAGCGTAGTAAACGTGCCCGCCGCTGGCGTTGTTCCACCGATAGCGCCGGGGCTTGGGAAAGATGAAGTGGAACCTCCAAGTGAAATCGGCGTTCCCGCAATAGTGATGGAAGAGAAGGCCAGTGCGTTATTTGGAATCGAACTCGCCGCCACCGCCAGTGATGGCGTGGTTGTAGAGTTTGTGACCGTTGGGACCAACCAAGATGGCCAACTCCCCGATGGAGCCGCAAAACTTGTGACAGTGCCACCCCCGCCACTCCCGCACGTTGCCCATGAGGGCACACCGCTTGTGTTTTCAGTCAAGCAGTTCGTTGCTCCGCTATTCCCCGCAAACTTTGCCCACGCAGAGCCGTTATAGTAGATCAGGTCGCCAGCCGCCGCGCCTGTTAGGGTAGTACCCCAAGCAGAGCCGCCCGTGACAGTCGTAATGCCAGTTCCAGACGGATACACCGTACTGCCGCCTGTTCCGTTGTTCGCCCACGTCGAGCACGCACCGCTAGTCAGCGCCGTGCAAAGCCGTTGCAACGAACTAGTCAAATTGAAATAAGTTGATCCAAGAATAGCGCCGCTAATCTCACCGTCCACATAAGCACTCGCCGTGGGATTTGCCACCAAATTAATGCTGATGGCCGGAGGAGTCACATTGATTGTCTGCGTGGCTCCCGTGATCGTCGCCGGCGTAGTGGTATAGCAGGGGAATGTGGCAAGCGAGCACACCTTAATCGTCCACTGCGAACCACCAGGCGTGATGGCGCTGTTTGTTGGCACGCTTACGCTGTACGTCCCAGAGCCTCCTAACGTTCCCTTGACCGAATAGCTTAGCGTCCCTCCGGTCCACGTGTACTGCGGGAGACTCGGGTACTGCGGGTTTGGCACGAAGTCAAATTCGATACTGCCGTTATTCCATGTTTGGCTTCCCAGGTCTTGGACTGTTCCGCTGACCGTGGTGCTCTGCCCGAAAGCGGGGAGTGCCGCCACGAACAAGAGCAGACCGAGCAGGGTTATTTTCTTCATAATTACCTCAGTAAAACGAGCATTGGAAAAGCAACTGGTCCCCGTTCGTAAAGTTTTGATTGGCCCAAGTCGTACCGAAAAGCGCAAACGCAGTGGCCGTGGAACTGCCTTCAATTACAGCGGCGTTGTTAGCCAGCGTCACCGTTTTTGCCCCGAGATTCACCGCCGTTACGATGTACGCGCCGTTGTTCGCATTGTTCACCGCGCCGTTGACCACCACTATCGAATTGACTGCGATATTCGCGGGAGTCGAAGTGAACGTGTAAACCGCTACCCCACCGCTTGAGGCAGCGATGCTGGAGATGGCTTGGCTGCCTCCGGCATATGTAGAATTGAGTGTTTGCTGCTGACTGCTAAAGCTGGCCGTGTTGACGCTGGAAAAAGTTTGAAAGATAGCGCGTGAAAAGTTTGTTAAATTCGATACCGCACAATTCCATCCATTCTGCGCGTACCACGGCATCGCAAGGTCTGCGCTATTGCCAGGGCTAACACTCCCCACAGTGATCTTGAACGCGCAGGGACTTGGGCCAGTGACGGTCCCAGTGTTGAATCCCGTTCCAAAAATTGCGGGAGCACCCTGGCACGGTCCCGGTGGAATCATGTTGACCAGCGCAAAAGCGGCAGAAGCGGAAGCTGTTTCGCTTACACCGCTTGAGTTGGAAACCGTCATCGTTCCACTGCCAACCCCAGGAACGCAGGAAACAAACGGGAAGTAGCCGTTATTGGCGGAAGTAGAAAATCCAGAAATGTTGACCAAGATGCCCACGGCAGGACATACGCTCACGGTTCCCGTGTACGTGGTATGCCCACCAGATGCGTTAGCTACGGATGTGAATACCGCCACCCCCGCATTGCTGTAGGTCCACGATCCACGTTCGCCACCATCATAGAGATTTACCGTGCAAAGTGTTCCGCAGGTGTTGAGCGCCGGGGCCACGTATGCCGTTCCACTCATGGAGTTGCCGCTGCTGTATACGTTTATTGTGCCGCCAGCCGGACCAATGTCCACTGCACCATTGACCATTCCGGTCATGGTGTTGTCACGCAGTATGTAGGTGCGGTTTACCGCAGTGGCGGTTGTGTTCAACAGAACCGCCTCGTAAGCGTTGAACGTGCTGTCCTTGATAATCGTGATCATTGCCGTGTTTTCTAGCGACCCGTCAACCACCACGGCAGGCGTTATGAAGGTTGGCCCCATCATAAGGCGCGAGATGTTTAGTTTGACGATCTGGGAACTGACGCCGGGGATTCCGTTGATTTGAATGAACGTAATGGGAGCGCCTATGCCAGAAGGCTGCACGTTCGCATCAGTCACATCCATTTCTTGAATGTTCGCTCCAGACTCGATTACGGGGACGCTGCCAACCGCGTGCGAGGTGCTGGTGTACGTGAGCTTTTCAATTTCGACTTTGCCGATAGTCACATAGCCCGTGAACTGAATGCACTCTTCGCCTTCGCCGCCAGAACTTTGCTGCGGATTGCAGGTGACGTTTTTTACCGTAAGGTGATTGACCTTCGTGGTGTCGGGCGAAGTCGCAGCAATGCGCACCTGCCAAGTGCAGGAACCGTTCACGTTTTCAATGTCTACGGTATCAATCGTGGTGTTGGGAAAAAGTGATGCCACTCCGACGCACGCCACGTCATTTGTTCCCCCCGCTCCACCCTGCAAACTTGGAGATCCGCCGATGTCCCGCGCATAGACGCCGCCCATGTATTCAAACTGGCTGCCGTAGAACATCACTTCGCCGGTGGCACCCGAATTGACGTTGTTTGGATTGAGCCGATTGATGTGGCGGAAGCCAGAGTTTTGCACGTCACCATAGGACAGAATGACGTTTGAGTAATAGCCGGAAGAGATGCGCGTCAACATAGACATCCCATCATCCCATCCGGTTGAAGTGATGTGGTCAACTTCGCCGTTGTAGCAAGGTCCCTGGCACTCGAAAAACTGCACGGCACCGCTACCCTCATCCGTAAGATCGTGCAGGTGGAAGTCGGAAACCGCGCCGAATAGGACAGTGTTGTACTTGGGCTGGATGAAATTGATGTCGCGGATTTCCACGTTCTGCGCCGCAAACATTACGATGGTGGACCCGATGGTGTAGCCGTTTGCCGAGCTATTGTTTGGCCCGTTGTAGTCCCACTGTCCGCCTTCGATGATGATATTTTGGTCCGCTTGCATGGCGACAACAGAGCCGCCGTGGTCCGTAGTGACACCGTTTAGGGCAACGACGCCGTTGGTGGTCGCGCTGCCGTTGGCGTGCGTCAGCGCGTAAGTGATCTGCGTCGAAGTGACCGTGGAGATCGTGTACGTCCCATTGAAGTAGGTATCGCTCCCGCTGAATCCGGTCACTGAGATAGATTGCCCTGCCGCGAAGCCAAGCAGTTGCGGGTTACTTCCTGCTGTCAGTGTCGCCACATTGCTTGTCACGGAAGCAGCAGTCGTCTGCGTGGTGAAAATCGGGTTGCGGCGTAGCCGGTAGGTGTAGCTGCTGCTGGATGGAACTGTCTCGACCAAACAGGTGCAATTCAGCGCGGAAGGGTAAGCGTTAGAAATTGTGGAGTACGCTTGCTGCGCCAGCGTGTTTCCGCCATTGTAGAACGTGGAGCATGGGGCGATTGCAGCGCCGCAGTTGACTGTGACCTGCTCGGGAGTGGACGCACTCCACGTGAGAGTAACGGGCGTAGTCGGGTTAACCACGGTCCCGCCAGAGAACGTCGCAGGGTTTGTCTGCGTTGCCGTGCTGCCGCAGGCGTAGGTGCCGCTGGAGTTGTAGATCGCCGCTGTGGTCGGTGTGGTGCTGCTGTAGTACGCACCCGGATTGTCGAGCGTGACGTTCCCCGTGGGGACGCCGCTGTTGTTAATTGAGATTGTCCCGTGGCCACCCACACCGTTGCCGTTGATGAAAGCCACATATTGCGTGGTGTTCGCTGGACAACCGCTTGCTCCAGAAACATACGTGAAGGTTCCAGACAGGTAGCCGCGCTGCGTGAACGCATGGCTCACGATCATATTGTTGTTGGTGCCGTTCGCCTGGAAGAGTTCCACGCACGGCGCGACAATAAAGCGCGTATTGCTGCTAATCACCAGCGGGGCGTTGACCTGGTAGGTCCCGCAGGTGGATAAAGTGTCCGTGCCGCCCACATTTAGCGCACTCTGAATTGCTGCCGTGTTGGTGGATGCGGAAGCGGACGGACTCGCACCAAATTGCTCCGCCGTGGCGGAAGCCGTAACCTGTCCCGTGCTAGAGCTTCCCCCGATGTTCTGCCATGCCGTGCACGCCTGATTAGCAGTGTTGACCGCTGTGCATTGCCGGGAGATGGACGAAACGAGGTTGTAGTAGATGGACCCAATCGCTGCCGCTGAAATTTCCGAATCAGAGTATGCGCGGACAGGTCCCTCAAACGGGAGGATCAGACTGATGCTGATGCCGGGAGGCGTTGGCGAGTACGTTTGCGTAGCCCCGGTTACGGTGATGCCTTGCGGCATCGTGTAGCACGTCGAACTGGCAAGCGGACAAAAAGTGAACACCCAAGTCGAACCAGCCGGCTTAATCGCTGTGTTGCTGGGCAGCGATTGGCTGTAGGCCGCTGAGCCGTTGAGCGAGCCATGATAGCTCTGGAACGTGTTGAACGGCGCACCTTGGTAATAGTACGGCCCAAAAGGGTTTGAAGGTGAAGGCTTGAAAGAAACTGAGTAGGTTCCACCAAACCACGCCTGCCCACTGGCGTCAGTGATCGTCCCGGAAACGGCTGTGGTCTGACAAAAGGCTAAGGGGCACAACAGTAGGAGGGCTAGGGCGAGATAAAGTGGACGCCACATGCTCCAATACTAGTAGTAATGGGACCGTCTTTCAATGGGAAAAGTCAGTCGTCCTCTTCTTCCATCTCGGGAATGCTATCGCTCTCCGCGCCTTCGTCTTGCTGGAGGATAAGTTCGGAGTCGTCAATCGCGTCCGGCATCATGTTCCGTAGCTTGTCCTGAGCCAACCACCGTCTCTGAGTTCAAGATACCTTTTCACGAAATTGGGTTCAAGATCGTTTCGGTACATCATGTCTGGAATTTTTAGCGCCTTCACCATGTCGGTTGCAGCCGAGAATGAATTGTGTAGCGTTGGTCCCACAGCGAGCACGGACCCGATCCAACCGTCCACGCCCGCCGTTTCAAGTCGGTCCTCATTATTTTCTTCCAAGCGAACGTCTCTGGCGAAGAAATGCTCTAACTTATCAGGAGATAATCCTTCGATTGGAACGCCCTCTCGGTAAAGTTTTTTAGGCAGTTCGGATAGCGGGTAAGGAGGGATGCCGATTCGGATGGAGGAGCAGAACGCTTCTTTCGGCGTGAGCGTTGGCATGGGTGCGTTTTCAGCGATGCGCCCCATGAATTCCCCAAAGTCTATCGGTAGAAGGCGCGTCAGATTGCATGTTCCTTCGTAGCCAAAACGCGGCGTCCATTCAAGCCCAAACACATCTTCGTCGGTGACGATTGAATTCAAGTCAATCATCCCGACGTAGCCAAGTTCCCTCAGCGGCTCAAACGCCTTTTTTAATCCACGCTGGAATACGGTTGGCTCACCAAGCCCCGCCATCCACAACACATTCCCGGCGCATCCGGTAGCAGGGCCAATATTGCCTGCCATGAGCTTCTTCGCTTCCAGTGTCATGTTGACAGCGTAGAAGCCGCTCTCGTTCATCCACATCTCTACGGAAACTTCGGTCCCCTTCACAACTTCTTGCAGTACAAATTCCTTCTGCGGATTCTTCCGGTAGAGCACGTCGATGTACTGGAGCATGTCTTCCGCCGACGTTGATACGTAGGTGCATGATGTATCGGCTCCATCCCCGCAAGGCTTAAAAACTACAGGCCGTTTTCTTTGCTTGATATATCTGATGCCGTCAGCAACGTCCGTGAAGTGCTCCCACGGAGGCACACGAATGCCGCAGCGTTCCATAAATTCAAGGCCCGCTACGCGATCATGTTCAAGAGTGTCTGCTAGTTTGCTGCCACCGATGGTGGGGGTAATCAGGCGGGATTCGTCTGCATCTTCACCAAGACCGCTGGTGTCGTAAACAATGAGATCGTAGTCGGCTGCGTTTCCGGGAGACGGCTTTGCATCAATTAGGCCGGAGAGGGCTTTGGCGTAATGGTCGTCCTCAACGACAAGCATAACGTCATGGCCCGCTTGCTTACAGAGCCAAGCGAACCATCCGCCCTCATTCCAGCGAGAAATGAAGCAGATGCGCACAAGAGATTTACTTTACCGGACCAACCCCTTCGGTTGGGAACGTGCGCCGCACCTCGCCGCGTGCCTTCCAGTTGGGCCGCGTCCGCGAGTGGGAGAACTTGTTCTCACCCTGCATCGGCGCCATACCCGCCGTCGAGGAGCCTTTCAGCACCGGACTGGTGTTGCTGGGATCGTTTCCGTCAATCTGAATATCCGCTGCCATGCAGTCAGCTTTCGCTTCTGCCATACGTCCGTAGTAGCCCATCGTTTCCTCCTAAAATTTCGCGGGGCACGGTCGCCATCGTACCCCGCTGCCCAGTTCACTCAACCTTACCGCATGCAGACCTTAACGTACCACAAAGTTAGGGTACAGGGGGAGTTTTTTTCCCCAGAAGTTCGTACAAATATCCGCCGCCCGCCGCCGCGCCGCCGTACATAATCGCTTTCTTGATACGGTCTGCAAGAATCGCCCGTGCCACCGCTTCACGGTCAAATGGCGTGAGTTGCGGAGGTTCTGGAGCCTTTGGTATATCCCTAAGTGTTGGCGCTTTTGGCTTATACGGAGCCTCTGGTGCTTTCGGTGCTGCGCCCCGTTCCGGCTCTTTAGGAAACGACGGACGGGATGGCGCTTTCGGCAATTCCGGCGCAGTGGATGGAAACGATTCCACTTTTTCAATAAAGCCTTTTAGCTGACCAGCGAGGGCCTTGTCCCCTCCATATTTTGCATACTTCCCGATGTCATCTACTAAACGGTCCCCCGCTTTTCCCTTGAATTGGTCAATCACATAAGCGGGATCTTTTGCGTCAAGAACTTTTCGGATGGGCGAACCACCTTTAGCGATTGCGGAAGTATCATCCCACACATCCTTAAAATCTCCGTAATCGGCCATCACCTTGCTATATTTCCCGCCAAGCCCAACTTTATTCGCCGCCGCCTGCAAGTCCTTGCCGAGTGAGTCTCTAACGACTTTCACCGCTTGATAAAGATCGGGAGGCAATTCCCTGTTTCCATAGAGGATTTCATTCAAATTAGAATATGCTTTACGTAGAATACCGAAGTCGGTCATTTTCAACTTCCCTGACACATTCTCCATTATATTGTTGAACGCTGCCACGCTGTCGGGATTGTAAAGATGGCCACGCGCTTCGCGCTCCGCATTGGCAACCTTGACCGTTGGATTTCTTTTTTGTACTGCGTCGTTCACTGCATCAAATTCCGCACCAAGTTCTTTGTTGATTTTCTCTTTGGTAAGTTCCAGATTTTCTTTGACCAGTCCAGCCATTTCATTTTGATGCTCTAAGGCCAACCCCTGCTTTGCTTGCGCTTGCGATTGTTTTACAGACACATCCTTAGTTGCCTTCTCATGCTGTGCCAATTTTTGCGCATAGTCTCGTTTTACGTCGGCAACCTTTTGCTTGTGTTCTTCGACGCGCTTTTTGTATTCCAAGTCTGCTTCTTGCACCTTTGCCTGATGCTCCGCAACTTTCTTTTGATAGCGTTGCTCAATTCGGTTTAATCTCTCTTGGTGCTCCGCCATCTTCTGTTCGTTTACTTTCTGAATTTTAGACACTTCTTCTTGATGGGCGGCCAGTTCTTTATCGTAGTCGGCCTTGATTTGCGCGGCTTCCGCTGCGTGTTTTTCCTCTAACTGGGTTACCTTGCTTTTCAAAACTTCCTTAACGAGTTTAGACCCAGCCACTTTTTCTGTTGCTTTCAAAACTCCAGCAGTTGCGCCTTCCGCAGCGCCAGTGAATAGCGTTCCAACGGCAGCATCATGCAGTGCTTCTTTAGGTTTTTCTCCAGTAACCAGACCACCTACTCCCATACCGGCACCAGCTCCCGACGAAGAAGCGAGCAACCGCATGAGCCACGGCAATCCTTTGGATGCTCCTGCGAAAAATTCTCCGCCCGCCATCCCACCAGCAAGTTCAGCCACGTTCCTGCGAACGCCATGAATGTATGGGTCCACCATCGGCAATCGCTTATTGACGTAATCTTCTTGTGCTTGCGTCGGATTAGGATGCGGCCCACCCATTAACCCAGGTATGGGTAGCCATTGCTCCATTCTGTAAGGCGTCGCTACTTTTGAATCGTACTCTTTCATTAACCCAGTTGCCGTGGGGTCGGGTTTTGTCGGGTCAGGTGTTTCAACTGCTGCTGCTTTTGAAGAAAAAAAGTCCGGTGGAAGCGTTTGCGGCGTTTCCGTAGCCTGCTTCTGAAAGAAGTCAGGCGGCAGCGTCTTGGGAGTATCGTTCGGCATTTATTTAGGCTTAGGCTGCAAAGTCCACGGATCGTTGGAACCCTTCTTCCGCTGATACACCGCGCCATTGTAAGTCTTTGTTTCCATGCCGCCAGCAGCGTCGCCATCCTTGTTGGAAAACTTCGCTTCGGGCCGTCCCTTGAACAAACTCTCAGACGTGCGCTGCGCCGCTTCCATCTGCATCTTTGCTTCCTTGACAGAACTGGAGCCGGGGCCGGGAATCAATCTCATCATGGCTGCGCGCATCATGTCGGAACCCTGTCCCATGCCGCCAACGTTGCGAAGCACAAGAATATCTTCCTGCATCGCCTTCATGTCGGTGATGTAGCGAAGCACTTCATCAGGTGCTCCCTGCTTCACTTTGTTCACCAAAAGCGTTTCCAACACTCCGGGGTTGTCGCTGCGCAAGGCGAGAGCAACTGTCGCCTGCGTCTCTGTGTCGAGGCCGTTTGGCAGTTTGTCCAAGTCCTTGCCAAGTGCGCCAAAGTTTGCGGTCAAACTGCGATGCACGGAATCACGCGCTGCGATCTTCTCAGATTCTCCAGGAGCTACGTACTTGCTGGGATTTCGCGCCACGTCCAGCATGGTTGCATAAGTGGACTCCCCGGTTTCATTGTCCGTGACAGCGATGGGAGTGTTGGCCGCACGCGAGGCCGCATACGAAGCGCCGCGAATAGAAGCCAGTTTTTCCTTTTCTTTGTCTCCCAAGCCCTGCGCATTCATGGCAAGGTCAACAGCCGCCTTATCGTCTGGGGTGTAGCCCGATTGCCCCGGCCTGATATATTGCCCGCCGTGCATCACACGGCCAGTGGGGATGCCATTTACAATTTCCAATTTCCCTTCGTTTTGGTAATGCTTGCCCCCCGGCGTAACCTTTTCACCGGAAGATGACTTAACTTCAATGTAAGGCTTTGTCGGGTCCGTCTGATCGAGCGCAACAATTTTTTCGCTACCATCCTTGTCCTTAACAGCTTGGAATTTATACTTTTCAGGACTGGACTTTACCGCCTTAATCAACTCCGCTTCTGCCCGCATCGTCTCCGCAGCAACCTTCGGGTCAAGTGCGCCCTGCGTCGTCGGAGCCTTCGCCTGGATCTCCGCAGCCATGCGCTTCTGTTCGTCCAGCGAGAGTTGCAACTTCTGTTTCTCGCCAAGCACCTTCATAAACATCTGCTTGAGCTTCTGTGCCGCCACCTGCTTCTGCTGGTTCTGCGCATCGGCCTGCTGCTGCTTCGCCGTAACCTTTTTCAGCGCCTCGCCGTACACCGTGGTCTTTTCCGGGTTGAGCCAGTCTTGGTTCAGCGCCTTCGCCATGTTCTTTAGCTTCTTCGGGTCGGTCAGTGTAACATCCACTTTTGCCTGTGCCGCCTTGATTGCTTCCGGGTCGCCGCTCTGTTGTGCGGAATAAAGTTCGTTCAGCGAAGATTGCAAATAAGTCCAGTCGCCTTCCGCCTTGAGCAGTTGATTTTCTTTTTGCTGTTTCACCGCATTCTTGATTCCAGCACCAATCATCGCTAGCGCCCGCGTGTGGCTCCACGCGCTAGGCCATGCGGTATTCATGCCAAGACTGCGTGCGGCCTGCATATCGCCACCTGCCGGGATTGCGGATGGGACAGCGGTATTTGCCACCTGCTTGCGCTGCGCAACCTGCTTCAACATCTCAAGAATCTGCTGTGCTTTCGCGTTCGGGTCCTGCTGTGCAGCAGGCACACCCGGAACTGGAGCACCCGAAAAAGAAGGTGTGGTCATTCCGCCGACTTGTGGTACCTGTGCCTGTGTTTCCATAATCCTATGCCAGAGCCAAGCTGCTTACAATTTCCATCAGCGATTGCCCTATCCCACCGCCTCCGCCACTGCTTGACCCGCCGCCTCCGCCGCCACCCGTAATATCAACAAGGGGGCTAACTATTTTTTCAAAAAGGCTTGGTTCAGCGGCCTTCCGGTTCATGTTCTTGTTCGCTACATCCATCAGCGTATTGATGTAGTCTTGCACCGATGTTTCATACATCTGTGCTTCAATCTGCCCTTCGTTAAGGTTCACCTGAGACAGATAATCGGCCAACCCGATTTGTGCTCCACTGCTAAAGCGGTTCCCGCTGGTGGAGAACTGCTGCATTAAATCTTCCTCGCCCCGGTTGATTCCCGGCTGCAAGGCCGCGAACAGGTTATTGATAGCCTGCTGGTTGAATCCCGCGCCGCCCTGCAAGAACGACATAATCATGTTCCCAAGCCCTTCACCGTAGGTCCGGTTGAGGTCGCGCTGTGCGCTCGCAATCTGGCTGGGTGAGAGATTCGCAAAACTGCCAACAGGGGATGCTCCGCCCGATCCGCTGCTTGCCAAATTCGTTGACGTGTACGGTCCAGAGTTCGCACCGAACGAAGGGATTACGCTGGTAGGGTCGTAGGCGTTTGTTGCCGGCGCTCCGCTGGGAATATTAGTAGCAGGCAGCACGGGGTTCGCTCCGCTGCTGGAACCGATGGAAGGCACTGTAGACGCCGTAGGTGCTCCCGCGCCGCCAGTGGGGTTGCGGTTCGGCAGAAGGGCAGCGTAGTTCGGATTTTGCATGGCCAAGACTGGATTTGCTATTCCCGCCATAATTACCTCACATGCGTCCAGATTTTCCCACGAAGTATCTGGCCAATCAACGCAACGGACACATTATACCTCTGGGCGATGTTTTGTTGCGTGTATTTTTGCCGCCTGTAGAGCCTAATTCCCCTAATCTTAGCAGGGTCAAGTTTCCTGCTTTTGTTCAATTCGCCATTCTGCGTCCTACGTCCCTTCTCCATCGCATCTCGAACGTTGTCCATCCCTGTCCCCTCAAAAAGATGGCGGGGATTAACGCACTTCGGGTTGTCACAGGTATGGCAGCACTGTTTTCCAGCATCCATTTTCCCTTTATGCAATTCAAACGAAAATCTGTGGACTGAAATTTTTCGCGGCCTCCCATCTTCGTGATGCTTGAAAAACCCGTATCCCTTCCTGAGTGAGCCTTGCCATTCCCAACACTCGTCAGTCCCCTTCTTATCGACGTGACGCCAGAATTTTTCTTCTTGTGTAGTTGGCCTCATTCAGTACCTCGAATACCCGACTTGCAACATCATCGGACTCAATCGGCGGTCACGCTCCGGTTGCAGCAGGTGTTTTGCAATCAACCCCGGCTTTTCCGGGTCCTCGGGATCGCCATACAAAATGTTGTGCAAATACGAGCTTTGGTCATTCCACCTCAATTTTACTGCTCCGCGCTCCGCGGCTGCAATAACTGCAATTTCATGCCAGTCGGAAGGAAGTAAAACCGGAGAAGAAGTCAGATTGTCGTCGTCAAACGGATGCCGTACCTGATAGGGCAAGTAGACTTGATAAATACTCCCCGGTTGAGTGCCGAATAGCAGTTGATTCCCGTGCCTACAGTACTTGAAGGGTACCCCTCCCGGAATAAAGAGGAGCGGTTGGATTGCCTTCATATCAACAAAATCCATCGAATAGCCCACGACATTTGCCGTGCTTGTAGCGATGCCTGCTTGCTGTGCTTGTGCAGGAGACAGGAAGATTACTGGGTCGAACGTCAGCGTCACATCGTCGCCGGGGTTCAGAAAGTAAGAAACTTGGTAGGCGTAGTTGGACCCTTCAAAACCGAGATTGGGTCCAATGTTTACAACTGGTCCGCTAACTTTCAGTTCTTCAAACTCGTAGTTCGCGGTCAGTTCTTGCAAGGCACGCTTGAGCCAGAACGAAGGCCGCATGGTTGCATTGGTCTGCGACTCGCTCGCATCCTGCCGATTCTGCAACCACCCTTGAACCTCAGTGATGAGGTCCTGAATGGTGATGTTCGTTGATGCTGGGGGTGCGCTGGCCACGTTTTCACCCTGCCAAGTAAACTTCCACGGGACACGTGCTCGAAAGTCCGGTTAGCGTCAGGGCAGTGTATCCGCCCGTGAGTTTCGACGCTGCATCGTACACAAACAAGTCTCCCGGCCCGAGCGTGAAGATGCTCGCATTCCCCGGCGAGACGAAAGTGATTCCAACCTGCACGTATATTGGCGATGTTACCGTGGATCGGTTGCGAATCCAGCAGACGTAGCACGTCGCAGCCGGAAGGCTAGGCGTTACTCCGCCCACGGTAGCCTGCAAAAACTCGTTGTAGAAGTCTGTCGTTGCGCCAAAGGTAGGGTTGCCAGCGGACAGCTTGGCAAGCAGCGGCGTGTTTGCCTGCGTGTTGTCGTAGGTCGCTAGGCTTGCGCTCAGCAGGACGTTTAGGTTTGGAGTAGACACGCTTTTTCTCCTAGCTCACGATGATGTTATACGTGGCGGACGCCGTAGTACAGCGGAATGTCACATGGGTTTTCGACCACGCCACAGAACCCCGGTAGACCAAGCCGCCATTGTTCGTATCCTGCCCAACTATCGTATTGGGAATTCTTCCTAAACTGTGCGCCAGCGTAAAATCTGTGTTTGCGGACCCCGGTGAGGTTCCTTGAAATTTTGCGCAACTGATGTTTATGTCGCCGTCTTGGTTGCTCATCGTGGAGCCAAACGACACGTTGGTATTCAGCACCAGCGCAAGGCGCTCAATCCACCGCGTAATGTCCAGTGGATTCCGTGGGCTTCCGAGAATCGTCGGTTGTGCGCGCATATCAGTACGTTGTGTCCTCTATCTTCCCTTCCATCCGAAGTTTCGTGATAGACACTGGCCCAGCGTTCGGCGCTCGCGTCACACTCGCTTGCAGGTTACACCCTGTCAGCGCAAGGCCAAGAACTATCGTGCAAATCTTTTGCGATGCTGCCACGGTACCAATGACGATCTGCTGCGAGTTGGACACTGGCGTATCTGCGTTGTTCGAGTCCTTCTCGCCTGATACCCCGTTCAGCCCCACCGTGATTGTCGCTACGCCCAGATCCCGGTAAGACAGAATTACGCGGTTGATCGTCATCACGCGGCCTGCAATCCCGTCCTCTACTTTCCAGTAGTAGTAGCTGCCGTTTGCAGGATCATTGAAGTTTGTCGGGTCCAGCGTGAACACGTTTGGCGTTCCGCCGTTTTGCGCGGGAATCAGCAGCAAGCCCAGCGGCCCACTCACTCCGCCATTAGAAGGCGTGGAGATTGTGAACGTAGAAGAGTTGCTGGCTACTCCGCCAACGGTCACAACCACCGGCCCTGTAGTGGCAGTAGATGGCACTACGGCGGAAATGCTTGTCGAGGACCAAGACACGATAGCAGCCACAACACCGTTAAACGTGACTGTGCTTGTTCCCTGTGTGGCCCCAAAGTTTGTCCCCGTGATGCCTACCAACTGCCCAGGATTTCCCGAGCTTGGGCTTAGCCCTGAGATGGTAGGCGGGGAAAGCGTCAAATACGTGAAGGTGATGCCGCCGCTACTCCCGTAGGCGTTGTGCACGACCACAGGACCCGTGGTTCCGCCCACCGGAGCAGTTACCACCATGCTTGTGTTGTTCTGCGAGAGGAATGCTGCCCCTACCCCATTGAATGTGACGTAGGCTTGGCCGTAGGCGGTGAAGTTATTTCCGTTGATGGTTACGTGCGTTCCCGCAATCCCTGATGTGGGACTGATGGAGCCGATGGTTGGATTCTTAGGTATCGGCATATCACACCACGTTTGGAGCACAGGTCAGAACTGGATAGTTGGGGCTGTTGATGAGTCCCAGGTCCCACGTTGACCAGTTCTGATCCTCGAAAGAGTACACGTACAGGCGCACGAAATTGTTCACGGTGACGTAAATCTGATACGTCAAGTAGGTGTAGCCTGCTGCGAAAAAAGGCACGATGGTTGCGAACGGCGTGAATTGCGAGTTTGCAATGTCCGCGAAGATGGCGTCTCTTGCTGTCCCGCCAATCGGCTGCGATGTAGTGATGCTCAGCGTGTAGATGTTATCTGTGGAGATGAACGCACAGTTTGGCCCGTACTGCGCGATGGACCACGGGAGCACGTTGCCAATGCCGTGCTCGCTGGCCCACATATGATTGAATTGCCACGGCAAGATACTGCTCCCGGTTGGAGCAAACTGTGTGATGCCGTTTGTGCGGAACAAGTAGCCGGCCACGCCCATTGTAGCCAGTCCGGTAATCACGTCCGGAACGTCCAGAAAAGCGTTGAATCCAGCGGATGTGTTTTGTGTCGGGTCCCACTGTAGCGGCAGGCCGTTCGCGCTCCACCACATCAGGTTTGGGTAGTTGCGGATGATGCCCGTGCCTTCGTCCTTCACGTTTACGTTGGCAAGGATTAGATAGTTGTTCAGTTCCCCGAGGTATGCGCCGCCGATGTCCAGCGGCCCTGTCATGGTTGGAGCACCAGGCAGCGATCCGCCCACTGTCGGTGAATCAGTTTTGGAAATTCCTGCTACGGAATTTGATGTCGAGGCATCGCCGTAAGTCTGCTGATACACCGGAGCCGATGATAGTCCGTCCCAATAGGCAAGAAACGGAGTGAGTATGCTGCGCCCGCTGCGCACGTATTGAAAGCCTGTATTGCCATAGAAAATCTGATTTGCGAATGCGCGGTACGTGACAGTGTTCTGTCCCATGTCGCCGGGAGACGCTGTGCCCACTGTCGCCCACGGGTTCCCCGGCAGCAGAGCAGGGTTGAACTGGTAGAGTGTGCTGCCTTCCCACATAACGATGTGCGTGGTGCCGTTGATGTCACCAAAGGAAGTAACGCCCAGCGCCCACCCTTGCGTGGAAGGTCCGGGGTAGATTTGCGTAACAGCAGGCCGCGAGCGGAGTTCCGCGTTGCGCAGCATGAAGTTATTGAAGGAAGGGGAAGCCTTGTCGGAGATTAGGGTTTCTGGATTCTCTACATCCAGGCCGGCGTATTTGCCCTCGTACTCGATGGAAACCGCGCCATTTGCCTTAATGGAGATTGCCACATTGATTTCCTCTACACGCTGATTTGCAGTTTCCCCGAAGGAATCGCGTTCAAGACCAGCCCAAAAATTGGAAACGACTTCATGTAAGTGTACGATCCGCCCGTTACCGCTGTCGGGTTCCACACCAGCCGTCCAGTCAAGTCGGTCAGCGAAAGCACATCCGCCGCCGTAGGCCCGTCCCAAAGCATCTGCGTCACTTCGATAAGTTGCGTGTAGGCCGCAGTGAGCACGGTTCCATTCGCGCCGTTGTTGGCAAGCAGCGATTGCTGCGGCGTGATTCCCACAAGCAGCGTTGTAGTGCTGGGCACCATGAGCACGCGGTATCCACCGCGCCAGCCCTTTTCTGTGGTAGTGCCCTGCACGGAGATGTACGCATCCACGGCGATGCCGTGTGCACCGGAAGTCGTAATCAGCGCGGAGCCTTGCCCATTTCGCACAATCGAAGAGATTGACGCGGACGTAGCCTGGTCGCTACTCGTGAAGCTCCAAGGATTGCCTGAAATTTCGGCCACGGCTACAGTCCTCCGCTACTCGCCGGCAGAGAGAAAAGTTGCTGGCTTGGGTCAACCGGGTTGATGATTTTTGGATCTGGTGTTAGCTCGCGCCGGTCCCGTGAAGCCTCGATCGCTGTTCGAAATTCAAACGAGCCATTTATTGCGCCGTCTTTTGCCCAGTTGCAGACCAAAAGCCCGTCATCCCACGACATATCTTCAAGCGGCCATTTTCTGTTGGTCCGCATGCACGTGTAGTAAACAAAGTCCCCGCAGCCCCTCCAAATCATGCGTCACCGCCTACAGTTTCAGTGTGAGGAACGGCTTCTGCTTCTTTTTTTTTATCTCCCTCCGGCACCGACTCCTTTTCGGGAGTCGGCTCAGAGGGTTGGTTGGGGGTGGCAGAGAGAAATTCGCCGTAGGCAATTCCGGTCAGCTTGGCAAAGTGCTGGGACTCCATCCAGTCGCGTGCTTCCGTCTCGGAAGCAAAATCCCCGGCCACTCCACACGAACACTCAACGTGGGACGGCTTGCGCTCGAAGCGCCCTTCGGAGATTGTCGCCAGATGCTTCAAGGTCCCTCACTTTAGAACAGGCAGTACACATTGTATTCGAGGTACAGATTCACCTTGCCGTCGCCAAGCGTAAGCGCCGGGGTGGTTCCAATCAATTTTACTTCCAAGCCCAGGTTGGCGCAATTGGCTTTTGCGATCTTGGATCCGGGAGAGGTTACGGAGTTTCGCGCAACCGTCACCGCCGTCTGGTCCACAAGCCCGGTCACCAGCATGGAAAGTAGCGCCGTGCTCTTGCCCACGTACTCGATCTGGAAAGCGTTGTCCGCGTTCCCGATGGTGTACGCCGTGGTGTTGTAGACGTACTCCGCTTCCAGCGCCGTTGGGTAGAACAGATACCCGTTGGGCGGCGCGGGGATATTGCTCGTCACCGGAGCAGGCACCAGCGTAACTGCCGTGGTCTGCAAGGCAAGCAACTGTGCACTCGTCAACTGATACGAGACAGCTAGCTTCGTGATGCCCTGCGTCTCAATCCCGTTGGGAAAGCCTGTGGGACGAAACTGGTCAAGCCACTGACTGAATGTGCTGTTTGCAATCTGAGTCATCAGTTCACCCGCAATTCCTTCCAGCGCTTATCAGACCACAACAGACCAACGAGTGCCCTACTCACGCCATATTGCTCGGCAACTTCTCGTTGGAACTTCCCAGTTCCGCGCAGCATCTTTATCTCTCGAACCTGGTCGGCAGTCAAGTGCGCAGCGAACTTGTTTCCCTTCATCTCTGGGCGGCGTGGGTCGGGGCCGCCAGTAAACCGCGTCACCTTTCCGCCCTCGACCATCGCTTTAACAGAACGCTCATAACCGATTCCGACACGCGCCGCTTCTAGTGAAGTAAGCACCTGCTCCTTGGTTACCCCGGTTCTGTGTGGGCACTGTCCGTAGTGCCCCTTCGCAAAATTGCAGTTGATGCAGAGCACCTCGTACTGCGTCCTATCCCACCCGCTTCTGCGGGCCTTGCGCAACTCAACGTAGGTGTTCGACTGTTCCCGATGCGCAGGCTTCATATCCTTGCGACCGTAAAAATGCTTACTCGAATCCCCGTTGATGTGTTCAAGCGTCAAGAAATATGGATGAGATTCTCCGCAGCACGCGCAGCGGTCGCCAAGATGCTCAAACATCTGGAGTCGCAGATTGGCGCAATCGCGCTTCGCGTGGCAAGATTTACAGATATTGTCTATGTGAAGAACGCCACGCTTGCTTACGCGAGTACGTATCTTCCCCAGAGGCAACATCCTCTCGCATTTCTTGCAGAAATAAAGTTTGCTCTCTTCGCTCATATTTCCGTAAGTTACTGAAAATAATCAACTTCCGAAAGACCACCAGGTCCCACGCCAGCTCGTCGCGCCCACGCTGAAACGTTGCGTCGATTTGAAGAGCAAAACTTCTGTCTTGAAGTCGTCGTCGGTTGCCGCCATCAACGGCTCTCTATCGTAAAGTTTGAGCATGTGCCCTTCCTTGTCGGTGAGCAACCCCCACCCGAACGGGGTGGTCAGGTAGTTCAACTCAAGGCCCGTCAGCGACTCGCCCTGGAGCCAGTTCAATTCGTTGTTCGCAGATCCCGGCACGCCGCCCGAGCCAAGCAGTTCGCGCACGTTGCGGCGGTTCTGCTGCGCGTGGACCAGATACTTCGGTTTCACGTGGATGGGGATGCCGCGGTCATCCGGTTGCAGCGCGATCATCGTGATGGCTTGCTGCAAGGCAGTATTGGTCAGGTCCGAGTCGGGGGTGGGCCGGTTCGGATAGGTGCCAGCCGAATTGATGATCGTGGAAATGTTCGGGGCCAGCGTGGTTGCCTGCGACCCGCCCATCAAGGGCTGCGCGGTGTTGAACAGCGTCGCACCGTTGGTGGTGGTGATGGAGGTCCCGCCGAGGTTGAACAGCGAGGCCGCAACCGCTTCCTTCGCGTACAGCGCGGAGCGTGCGTGAGACTTCGGCACGT